CAGGCGCACCATCGGGAGGGCAATCTTCTGGCTTTGCTTCTGGTACTTCTGGTGCTGGAGGGGTTTCTGGTTGTTCGTATCGTTGAGGTTCTTCGTCTTTTATAGGCACAAGCTTATGAGGTTCATAACTCATAGGCTCATAACTTGGTGTCTGAGCAGGACACAGAATCATATTGCCATCTGGATCATTATTGATTAAGGCATCGTTTTCAATACTTCTTCTTGCCTTAACACAAGGCATTTCAATCACTGGAAATCCTATCGGTACATTGACTGGTACGTTCGGAGCATTAATAACAGGTGATTGTATTAAATATGTTTTTACAGGCTCAACCCCTATTGCAGGAATCTCAACTTTAGGAATCAAAACTTAGGTAGTCCAATCGCTTTCTTTTCTTCGTTCTTTTGCTGTGCAGGACTTAACGCTCCAGTAGGCAGAGCAGGGCCAGATAACCCAGGTAATTTGATTGCTCCCATTACCTTTTCCATTGCTTTATCTTGAAGCATCTTTTGATTGTCTTCATTAGTTATCCAAAGATAACCAAACACCCCGCCACCAGTAATCGCTGCTACAAGAACAAAAGAGATTACACTGATAATATTTAAAACTTTTTGCATGGTACAAGAAGCAATTTTAAAAGCTATTACTCATATAACTCTAATCCTTTTTATGGGTTTAGTTGCATTGTTGCCTTTGCACTTAGTTCTTAAGTTGCAATTATCCCAACAGAACGCAAAGCAGCTAACGCACTTTCCAACTTGCTCTCAAGCTCAGTGCAATACTCAAGTAGTTCAGCATTTGTAGGAGAAGCAGCGTTTGAAATTGTTATGCTTCCATTTGGTGTTGGTAAGGTTCCAGAACTTGCAGTCGTTGTAATATTTGCAATCGCACTAGGTTGAATAACAGGTGTAACATTCCAAAAACCTATCTTTTGACCTGTTGCAGTTCCAATCTTTGTACCTGTACTTGTATTAGTTGCAATA